AGGCTCTAGATGAATTGGGCAAACTAATCTGGACTAGTAAATTTTTGTACTGCCAAGGACCTACGTTTGATTGCACAATCCTTGAGCATGCCTACAAGAGTTACAACAAACCCATTCCCTGGCAGTATTATTCAGTGCGAGACAGTCGTACAGTGTTTAGCCTGTGGCCAGAACAGCCTATTCCTGTCACCAGCCATCATGCGCTGGAAGATTGCCGCAGACAGATTAGCATGCTACAAAGCACACTTCGACACCTTAACGTAAAGGAACTCAAATGATCATTGGAGTATGTGGATTTATTGGCTCGGGCAAAGATACTATTGCTGATTATCTCACTAACTTTCATGGATATCGCAGAGAAAGTTTTGCATCAACACTTAAAGACGCTGTGAGCCAGGTGTTTGGTTGGGACAGAACCATGCTTGAAGGGCGCACAAAACAAGCCCGGGAATGGAGAGAACAAGTAGATCCATGGTGGGCAGAACGCCTACACATGCCCACACTGACGCCACGTTGGATCTTGCAATACTGGGGCACAGAAGTTTGCAGAGCAGGCTTCCACGATGACATCTGGATTGCTTCATTAGAAAACAAACTGCGTCACAGTCAAGATGATGTTGTGATATCAGATTGTCGTTTTCCCAACGAAATTAAGGCAATTAAAAATGCTGGTGGACAAGTTATTAGAGTAACTCGTGGCCTAGAGCCCAAATGGTATGAGGCGGCAGTGAGTTTGAATCGTGGTGCAAACGGCAACTCAACCTGGGCATTGAGTCATAGAAAACTAGAAAAACTAGGAATCCATGCAAGTGAAACTGCCTGGGTAGGCACTCAATTTGATGCGGTACTAGACAACAATAACACAGTGGACGACTTGTATCAACAGGTCAATGATCTACTTGCAGGTCTCCAGGTCTCCAGGGTAGATCACTCCTGAGCAGTTCTTCCACACAGTTTTTACAAACTGTTTTCAAGTTTTTAAGTGCAGAGTTGTTGAGATCACCATCCACGTGATACACCAACAACTGACTGCTGTACCTGGCTCGAAATTTACAACGGTCACATTGCATTTTTTTCTTGTAGCCTGACGCCTCCCAACGAGGCTTGGGAGTCTTTAGCCCACGTCCCTTCTTGATACAACTCTCACAGCGTGTTCTGTAGTGAGCAGTTTCGTCACGATAGTAGTTGATGCCACAGGGTTTTTGTTGGCAAGCCTGGCAGATAGGTCTTTTCATGCTGATATTTATCTACGGTCCTTTGGCAAAGGGCACCGTAACCACCGTTTTTTAACTGTTATCAATAAATATTAGAACTTGAAAAGGATTCAATCATGGCTTTAGTATCACCCGGCGTACAAGTAACAGTAGTTGACGAGAGTCAATATATTCCATCAGCGGTCAACACAGTACCGTATTTCTTAATTGCAACCGCACAAAACAAAGTGTCAGGTGCAGGGGTTGGAGTAGCAGCTGGTACCACAGCCGCCAACGCAAACAAAACGTATTTAATCACCAGTCAGCGTGATTTAACTGCCACATTTGGCAATCCTTTCTTTTATAGTACTACCACTGGTACTCCTATCAACGGTTACGAATTAAACGAATATGGACTGTTGGCCGCTTATAGTAGTTTGGGAATTAGCAATCGTGCTTATATCCAACGTGTTGACATCAATCTGACAGAACTCACCGCCAGTTTGACACGTCCAGTAGGCGAAGCTGCCAACGGCACATACTGGTTAGACACATCCACTTCACTTTGGGGCATCCAACAATGGAACCAGACCACAGGCACATTTACAGTTATCACTCCCATTGTTATCACTGACACTAACAATGTTGTAGATTACGCCGCCAACGATTACACACCTTTGTCTAGTATTGGCAGTATTGGTGATTATGCAGTGGTCGCATTGCCCGCGACCAATCAGGATGATCCACACATACCTCAGTACTACAAAAACGCCAGCAACGCATGGGTTATTGTTGGCAGCACAGAATGGCAACAGTCTTGGGGTACAGTGACCGGTACAAATGCACCAAGTACATTGACCGTTGGTGCTAATATGTACATCAATGCAACATTGGTCGCTGTTAGTGGAACCAATACTGTGGCAGGATTTGCCAGCGTGATTAACACAGCCGCAATTGCCGGTGTGACAGCTGCCGCTGTCGGCGGACAATTAGTTCTTTATAGCGATTCAGATGCCACTGGTACTGACTCAACTCCTGGTGTTTCAATCGAAGCCGGCCCTAATCTTGGTGCCGCGTTACTAACAGCACTTGGTATCAGTGCCGGCACTTACTATGCTCCAACGTACCTTCCCGCATACAGTTATGGAGCACCTCGCTGGGGCAGTACCCAGCAGTACCCAGCACCCACAGGATCTGTTTGGCAAAATATGAGTGCTGCAAACAATGGAATAAACTTGAAGTTCAAAGTTTGGAACACAGCACTGGCTGACTGGGTAGCACAGAATACCACCATTTACAATAGTTTCACAGCTGCCACTTATGCTCTTGACCCCAGTGGCGGTGGAAAAAATATCCCAATTGGGACCACAATAGGTTTGGTTGACCCCAACCAGTGGTTGTACGGCCCCAACGCCACAGCAGGACTCAAACTGTGCGAAAGAGCCGCATTTGGCCAAACCATAGTGACTGGTACCGAAACCTTTACATCAACTCAAACTCCATTTGCTGTTAGCAGTAGTTTCACAATACAAGGTACTGCTGCTGGCAGTAGTACTCTCAATCAGGGCACAGCCACCATTGGTGGTACTGGTACAGTTGCTGATTTTGTGGCCGCGGTCAGTGCCGCTGATGTGCCTTATGTGTCAGCCACAGTTGACAGCAGTGGTGCAATTGTGTTTACACACAGCCAAGGCGGCAACATACTTTTAACCCCTGTAAGTGGTACGCCAATTACTATAGCCGGATTCACAGGAGACACTCCATTTGTGCAACCTGGTTTCATCAATATCAATCAAATGGTTCTCAGTAACTGGGTCGACGAACCACAATTTGAATATACTGCAAGTGCTACAGCACCTGATCAAAACCCACCAAATGGACAAATGTGGTATTACAGTGCCGCAGGTACAGGATCGGCTGACATCATGATCATGGACAACAGTATGTGGATGGGTTATCAAAACGTGACCAATGATGCTCGCGGTTATAATTTGACTGGTACTAATGCTACTGGTCCTATTTTTGCTGCCACAGCACCTACCACACAAACCAACGATGCACAAAGTGCATTGGTGTACGGAGACCTGTGGATTGACACCAGCGACTTGGAAAACTATCCTGTGATTTATCGCTGGCAACAAGTGAGTGGGACCGATCAATGGGTATCTGTTGATACTGCTGATCAAACCACACAGAATGGTATTTTGTTTGCTGACACACGTTGGGGTGCAAGCGGCGCCACTAACCCAGTTAGCGATCCAATTCCTCCTGTTGCATCTGGATCACTTCCGTTGATCACCAGCAACTATATTGATCTTGACGCACCCGATCCTAGCCTGTATCCTGAAGGTATGTTGCTATGGAACACACGTCGTTCTGGATACAATGTAAAAGAATTCACAACAGGCTATTTCACACAAGCCAATTATCCAGAGGCTGGAGCATACAATCCCGCCGATCCTACCAATGATGCCAATTTACCTGAGTACAGTTATACCTGGGTATCCGCATCTGGTAACCGGGCTGATGGTTCAATGTATGCTGGACGTCAAGCACAACGACACATGATTGTTCAAGCCATGAAGAGTGGTATAGACACTAGCCTGGGTGCAAGAGAAGACACAGCATTGTTTACACTGATTGCAACTCCTGCTTATCCTGAATTGATCCCCAACATGATTGCACTCAGCAATGAGCGTAATAACACATTGTTTGTGGTTGGTGATACTCCAATGAGATTGCCAGGTAACGGCACTGCGTTGGCTGCTTGGGCAAACAACAATGGTGGCTTGGGCTTTGCAACAGAAGACGGTCAAATTGCAACCAGCAATTATGCCGCCACATTCTATCCAAGTTGTACAACAACTAACTTGGACGGCGGAACAGTGGTCACAGCACCAAGTCACATGATGGTTCGTACTATTATTCGCAGTGACGAAGTGAGTTATCCATGGCTGGCACCTGCTGGTACACGTCGCGGCGTGGTTGACAATGCTACACAACTGGGCTATATTGATTCAGCCACAGGTGAGTTCCAGCCACTCAGTGTGAACCAAGGCTTGCGTGATGTGCTGTACACAAACAACGTGAATCCAATTACGTTCATTCCTGGAGTTGGTATCACCAACTTCGGTAACAAAACATCAACTGCAACTACTACGGCACTGGATCGTATTAACGTTGCACGATTGGTTGCATTCTTGCGTGGAAGACTTGAAGAAATTGGCAAACTGTACTTGTTTGAGCCCAATGATCAAATCACTCGTAATCAAATCACCAACACAATCAACAGTTTGATGATTGACTTGGTTGCCAAACGTGCATTGTATGACTACTTGGTTGTGTGTGATTTGAGTAATAACACACCGGCTCGCATTGATCGTAATGAACTTTGGGTTGATATCGCTATCGAACCTGTGAAGGCAATCGAATTCATCTACATTCCATTGCGTATCAAGAACACAGGAGCCATTGCCGCAGGCTTATAAAAATAGGGCCCAGGGCCCTATTTTTTGAATATGATTACAGGTAAATAAAAGTAACAGGAGAGATTATAAGATGCCATCTTCATCACTAAACAACATGACAGTACCTTTGGCCAGCGACCAAAGTGCAAGCACACAAGGCTTGTTAATGCCAAAACTGAGATACCGTTTTAGAGCGGAATTTCAGAACTTTGGCGTGAGTGCTCAAACTACAGAATTAACCAAGCAAGTTGTTAGTTTTGCAAGACCCAATTTGACATTTGAGGAAATAGCATTGCCTATCTACAACTCAACAATGAAGTTGGCCGGTAAACATACCTGGACAGATATTGCAGTTGAAATTCGTGATGATGCTGGCGGTAACGTTAGCAAGTTGGTTGGCGAACAATTCCAAAAGCAATTGGACTTCTTGGAAATGAGTAGTGCGGCCTCTGGCATCGACTACAAGTTCTTGACAAGACTAGATATTTTAGATGGCGGCAATGGTGCCAACGTTCCTGTTGTGTTAGAGACATGGGAATTGTATGGTTGCTATCTCAAAGGTGCAGATTACGGTCCAATGAACTATGGTACCAACGAAGCTGTGGCAATTACCTTGACTATCGCTTATGACAACGCTAACCAAACTGGCAACAGTGGCAAGCCAGGCGGCGTTGGCTCGTCTATCTTGACAGGCATAGGTCGTACAGTAGCAGGTTCTGTAACAGGTGTTGGTGCTGGTGCCTAACGGGACATAAATTATGTCCAGCTGGGGTCAAGATTTCCTCAAAGGTTTTACCGAAGTCAATAGTCTGCGTGATTATACTCACGCAAGTAAAACCTTTCGAACCAACTACTACGAACTTAAACCTCGGTTTAAGTTTTTATTCCACGTCAAGTTCAACATCAACAATGACATAATTGGCAAACTTCAAGCTGCCAAAATATTTCTTCCTGAAAACATTGACAACCTTAGCCTGGCAGTCAAGACAGTTGATCTTCCCAAATACAAAATAGACACACACACGCTGAATCAATACAATCGTAAACGTGTGGTGCAGACCAAACTCAATTACGAACCAGTGAATGTGACATTCCAAGATGACGGCGGGGATAACATTCGAACCCTTTGGTATCAATACTATTCCTACTACTATCGTGATCCTTCACAGCAGTATGTGCCTAACATTCCCACTACCAATGGTAGCATAGGACAAATACAACAAAAACAAAATGGATTCTCTTACCCCACTAGAGATATATATTCTGCAGAACGTGTGGGCAACGTAAACGACTGGGGTTTCATCGGCGAAAGTTACCTGGATCTTGCCAACGTTCCCAGCGGTAAGCCTCCGTTTTTTCAAGACATCGAAATATATGGATTTGATCAACACAAGTATGCAAGATACATCTTGGTCAATCCCATAATTACCAACTGGAATCATGATCAATATGACTATGCACAAGGCGGCGGTGTCATGCAAAACTCCATGACCATTGCTTATGAAACTGTGAAATACTATTCAGGTGCACTGGGCAAACCAGATGCCAACGTAAACTGGCCAATTGTTCCTCACTACGATACCACACCCAGTGCTATTTCTCGACCAGGTAGCAC